TCCAATCTGCTATCATTAGGAGTATGTTGCATATACTCCATACCATTATTATTTCTATTACTATTACTACTATTACTACTATTACCTATACCATTTCTTTTTAATTTTAACAATGCCATCTCTGAATAAGTACCTTTATTTTTAAAAATCATATTATACGCACATAATATCAATATAATTACTAGACATATTAGAGCTAACATCTCAAACCCATTATTTTCCCAGTAATCTTTTATTTTGTTAAAAAAATGGTTCATTCTTTATTTTTGATCGAATAAATTAAATTGATTTTTTTAGTAAAAAAAATAAAAATTATATAAAGATTATGGATACCAAGGATACCTTTAAAATTATATGTTCATTTTTGAATCCACTAGAGCTTGTCGTGTGTAGAAAACTTTCAAGATATACTAATATATGGACAAGTGAATATATCTATTCTAAATTTAAAACTCTAAATATAGAGGATTATGTATGCCCTAACTGTGGCGACTTTATTAATACAGATGATATATCAAACTATACAGATTTTAATGATTATTTTCTTATGGAAGAATATAAAAGACAAAGATTTGACAAAATTAATGAATGGTTTGATAATAAATATATTTTTAAAGTAGAGAGAAAAAATATGCTCTGTGATAGATGTGAAGTTATAGAGGATTATAATGACAATTTTTATTTATACTTTAGATATAAAGGTTCTAGAAAATACAGTTTAGTTTCATATTATAGTTTAAATAGCTGGTCAGCATTGTGTATAATTGATAACACCGATAAAAATAAAGGATATTGGAACGAATATAGAAAAGTATTGTCTTGTATATTTGAAGAATTTCATAGAGAAAATGGCGAAGACTTACCTCTTGAAAATTGGGATACCTGGGATAATGATAACAACGAAGAAGAAGATAATTATTATAATTACGATAATTACGACGGTGAATATAACGAAGATTAAATTTTTATATTACAAAATATAAAAATATATATCCTAATTTTAAACAGAATTATAGTCAATATAACAGTTCAGCGAATTTTTTTCAGCAATTCCAGGAGGAAAACATTTACAGTCATTAAGAGATAATTCTAGTGCTTTATCTTTATTATAATTTGTTTGAACATAATACTTGGGAAATATACTTATTTCTAGTAGATCTGCTGGCATAGCTAGTCTTACGGCTTTAGGATTTTTTCCAGCATCTATAAGTATTTTTACTAGATATTGCTGTATAATATTATAAAGATTATCATTATTTATATTACACATCCATCCATAAAATCTTCGGACAGATGAAATAGTTGCATCCCTTACATCATTAACATTCATTTTTCCATAAATTTTTTGGCATATAGAAACTGGATTAGGAACCTTTGATAATTTATTACAGCTCATTTATTATATATTTTATTATTTCAAAAATAATATTGATAAATAATACCAATAACCATAAATACTAAAGAAATTATACTAGAATACAAGAAAGAATATACTAATAGAAGCTTTATAGAAATGACAGAAGTAATATTAGTAATATTATCTATTTTATATTTTTCATCTATAATGTAAGGAGGTTTTGTTATACTAAAGTATAGAATTAATAAGAGAAAATATACTATGAAACAAAGTAAGTATCGTATAACATAAACAGATAACATTTTTATTATAATTTAAAATGAAAATTTAATAAAAAATATGTCAACTTCAACTCCTTATACTTTTTTTTGCAAGACTTCAGAAGGATATATAATAAAAACTCTCGCAGAACTCCTTCAAAATAATATTAAAAATGGATGTTTTATATTAGGAAAAAAAGGAATCATTCTTCGTATGACAGATAGTAATAAAAAAATTCTAATTGATATTGATATGAAAGCCGACAATTTTACCCAGTACAAATACAAAAACAATTCTAATATATCCATTGGATTAAACTTTTCTCATTTTTACAAAATGGTAAAGAATATTAAGAAGAAAGACAGTGTCGTTTTATTTATTGACGAAGATAAACAGAATGAACTTGGTATCAAGGTCATACCTAAAGAAAAAAACAGAGTTACTACTAGTTATGTCAAAATACAGAATTTGCAAAGTTTGGATATCGAGTTACCCGATGGGTACAGTAGTTCTATTATTATACCAAGTAATGAATACATTAAAATGATAAAAGATTTAAATAATATTGGAGGAAATACTATAACTGTATCATCAACTAATAATATAATCAAGTTTACTTGCAATTCAAATGGTGTGTATAGTAGAGATATTATATTTGGAGAAAATGAAGATGACGATGAAAAAGAAAATGTATCACAAGAATTTGAAACTGAACAATTAACTAGAATTTCCAAGGTATCTGGTTTGAGTACTCAAATACAGATATATCAATCTCCTAATCTTCCTATACTATTCAAGAGCAATATTGGTAATCTAGGAAAAATTTTTGTATACCTCAAGGATAAAACATTACACGAAGATATGCTTAATGATAATGAAGACTAAATTTTTTATTTTATTATTTATTATATTAATAATAAATAAAATGGCAGATTACGAAGAAAATTTCGATCCCCTTTTTCATGATATGGCACATTTAGAAGATAGCGATTTTGACTCTAATGGATCCTTAAATGCATTTAAGGGTAAGCACGTTGTAGTTATGGTTTTTGCTACGTGGTGCGGTCCTTGCAAAAGATTTAAATCTGACCAAGCAAAATTAAACAAAAAATATAAAAATGATAGTAAAGTAGCTGTAGCTGTTATTAACGGATCTGGAAAGACTACTTTAGAATCTGAACAAAAATTAATGAAGAAACTACGTGAAATTATTCCAAATTTTCAGGGATTTCCTACAATCGCTTTATTTGGACCTGATGGAAAACTATGTGGGACGCACGAAGGAAAGAGAACTGCTGAAGATGTAGAGAATACCTTGAAAAAATATATGAATTAAGATATTTAAGATATAAAGGACAAATTTTTTATATAAACTGAATTTTATATAAAATGACAACCTTAACACTGATTATGATTGTGAAGAATGAATCATCTATTATCACAAGATGCCTTGACTCTATAAAATCCTATATCGATCATATTGTTATATCAGATACAGGTTCTACAGATAATACAGTAGAAATAATAAATAATTATCTCATCGATAATAGTATTCCGGGAAAAGTTTTTCAAGATGATTGGAAAAACTTTGGATACAATAGAACAAAAAGTCTATTAAATGCTCAAGAGTGGCTTGACGATGAAAAGATCGACAAGTCCAATAATTATTTTATTACTATAGATGCCGATATGATAATTGAATTTAATAAAGATTTTAAAAAATCAGATCTTACTCAATATGACCACTGGTCGATTCGTCAATATAATTCTAGCATATGTTACTATAATTCGAGAATTTTTCGATCTAACTTACCATTTAGATCTATTGGGGTAACACACGAGTACTGGGGGTGTGATATCGTAGCGTCAGAAAAAAAGATAGAAACAATAAGTATTGATGATAAAGGAGATGGTGGATGTAAATCTGATAAATTTACTAGAGATATTCAATTATTAAAAAAGGGATTAGAAAATGAACCAGATAATCCAAGATATTATTTCTATCTTGCTCAATCTTATGGAGATATTAATGATTATGATAATGCTATTGAATGGTATAAAAAGAGGATAAATGCTGGAAGTTGGTACGAGGAAGTTTTTATATCTTATAAAAGAATCGGAGAATTATATATGAATAAAGGAGAAGAAGAAAAAGCTATTTATTATTGGACATTAGCATACGAAATAATACCAGAAAGAAGCGAGACTATATACAAAATATGCAATTATTATAGAAATAAGGGAAAAAACAATTCATCGCTTATATATTTAAAAACAGGCCTACCGATTCTATATCCAAAAGATCACGTTTTATTCTTAGAATATCCAATATATATTTACAAGTTTTTAGAAGAACTTAGTATTATTGGTTACTATGTCAATAAAAAGAAAGAAGGGTTATTAGCTTGTCAGTACTTGTTACTAAATAAAACAGATAATATACCAGAGTTTATTAGGAAATCTACACTAAATAATAACTTTTTTTATATAAATTCTCTTTCTCATATAAATCATAATAAATTAACTGTTGCGTCTAAATATCCTTATATTTCGTCAAGCGCGTCGTTGCTAAATATAAATAACTGTTATAAAGGTGTTATCAGAGCTGTAAATTATAGTATAGATGATAATTTTCAGTATATTATAAGAGATATTAAAGATGCAGATAAAGGAGTAATTTCTACAATAAACTATTGGGCAGAATATGATAACAAATATAATATAAAATCATTCTATGAAATAGATTGTAGATCAGAAAAGCTTAGAAAAAGTCATATTATAGGACTTGAAGATGTACGAATATGTATTATAGAAAGCACAGGAAAGATATATGGATTGGCCGTAGATTGGGAGCACGGGAGAATCAACCATCCATCTGTCATTTTATTAAATTTTGAACTTGAGAATGGAAAATATATTATTAATAAAGTTTTACCCATAACTTATAATGATAATATATGTCAGAAGAACTGGTCTCTATTTAGCCAAGACTCCAAATTATATGCTTTATATTCACATCATCCATTAATTATTTTAGAAATAGATGTAGAAAGTGGTCAATTCAAAGTTATTAAGGAAAAATATAGTAAATATAATTTAATTGATGTACGTGGATCATCTAATCCGCTTAAAATAGGGAATGAATGGATTGTTCTTGTACACGAAGTTGTACAGAAAAATACTAGAAAGTATTATCATAGATTTTTGAAATATTCAAATGACTGGGAATTAATAGATATAAGTGAGCCTTTTTATTTCAAGGAATTATATGTTGAATTTTCTTTATCTATTATGTATGAAATATTTTCCTCTTCTTTAATATATGTCTCTATAGTATATTCATCAAGAGATAACACAACAGAGATTATGACAATAGATTATTCTAAAATTCCTTGGTTGCCTAGAGATATTAAAAAGTATTTAATTGATAATTTATAAAAATGAATTTTGAGTTTTAATTAAACAATAAATTAAAACTATTAATTTTATGAATATGTCATCAATCGTTGATTTAATTAAATCTCATAACCTTCCGGTGTCAAAAAGAACTAGAAGTTCGATTACTTCAATATCAAATATCAAGTGTGATAGTAATGAAGAACATCGCTTCCTCTCACCTACGGAGGAGTATATTTCGGCTACAGAATTTGAAAATTTCTGCGAAAACGATCCCATTTCTGATTGGTTCTCTGTTTTGTCTAAAAAATTTATGGTTGAACAAAAAACTGAAGATAACTTGCAATTTCTGTTCAATAAAGGTAATGAACACGAGGAAAATATCGTAAAAAAACTTCGTGAAATGACTGGTCTTCCATTGGAAAAGTACTCAAGCGTAAAAACAAGCCGTGACTATGATATTGTCAGCAAAAATATACAAAAGAAAGATTTAGAAAAAACAATTCAAGCAATGAAAAATAGAGAGCCTATTATTTACAACTCTTTTATATGCGATAAGAAGAGAAAGATCAGAGGAATTCCAGATCTTCTGGTAAGAAGTGATTATATATCACAAGTCTTCAAATGTTTTGAGGAGAAAAATGAGGATATAAAAGAATCTAGCGAAGCTAGCTTTCCAAGAGTTCACTCCGTTCAAGATATTCATTATATTCCAGTTGAGATTAAATTTTCAACTGTTGAATTGGCTGCTAATAATAAAAATATTCTGAACAAGGGACGTATGAAAATCTATAAAACTCAGCTATTTACATACTGTAAAATTTTAGAAGAAATGCAAGGAAAGTTTCCATCTTATGCGCTTATTATCGGAAAAAGAACAGTATTGTCAAATAAAGAAATTAAAGATTCTTTAGAATATCCTGGATTTATTGATTACTCTTCTTACGATTCATCCTACGAAATTACATTCACAAAAGGTTTGGAATGGCTTAAAGATGTTAAGAAAAATGCTTTAGTGTGGACGCTTGATGATATTAAAAATAAACAGATATTTCCAAATATGAAGTCCAAAAATACCACTTTTCTTAAAGAGAAGAAAGAAATTGCTGACGAGTACGGAGAAATTACAGATTTATGGAGATGTTCTACTTTAAATAGAAATAACGCTCTATTACAAGGTATCTATTCGTGGAAAGATCCTAGATTTAATAGTAAAGTATCATCTTTATCTCAACCTTATAGACAATCATTGGAAAATATACTTAAAGTAAACCGAGAAGAAGATATTGATTACTATCCACAAATTCTATTGGATCAAACTTTTAAGAAAGTTGAAAACGAAATGTTTGTTGATTTTGAAATTGTAAGAGATTCTTTTGATATAGAATCCTACGGAGATTCAGAATGGATGTTTCTTATTGGTGTTAGATATAAAGGATTATATACACAATTTATTATGAATTCTCTATGCGAAACAGAAGAAAAACGTGTAATTATGGAATTTTATGAATATTTATCACAGAATGATTTTCCAAAATGCTGGTATTGGTTTGCAGAAGTGAGATTCTGGAATAAAGCAATGGAGAGACATAAATTAGATTTAAAGATAAACTGGGTGGACTTGTATGAATTATTTACAAAGGAAGGGTTTGCTGTAAAAGGTTCAATGAATTTTAAGCTAAAGAGTTATATTAAGAACTTGTTGAAATTAAATAAGATTAATGTTCCTCTTCCTCCAGATAATTGTTCTGATGGAATATCGGCAATGATGATTGCTTGGAATTATTACGAAAGTGATGAAAGTAATAAGGAAAAATATGAGAAAGAGATGAGAGATGTTGTTTACTATAATTCTTTAGATTGTCAGTACTTGGATGTTATGCTGACTTTTGCTAGAAATAATCTATAATTTTATTTCATAAAATTCACGTAGTATAATTTTTATAACTCTAACTTAATATTTTTAAAATATTAAGTATAATTTTCATATTCTTTTTATAATATTAATTTGATTATCAGATATTAAACAGTTATTATTTATATTATCATACTCAATTTTTATGGGTTTGTGTGTATCCTTCCAAAAAATAAACTGAACCTTAAAATATTTTAGTCTATTAATTTTCTGTATATATTTTTTTAAATATTTTCTCCAAAATATTTTATGGTCTTTTTTTGGATCACATATAGGATAGTCCATTCCATATGTTTCTTCTATATCATCCTTATACTTTGTAAAATTTTTTAATATTTTATTTCTATCCTCTTTCATAAAACTTTTCTTAACAGTGATAACATAAAGTCCTTCTAATGTACTTGTTATATGAAATACTCCATATCCAGAAGCATAAATATGTAATGTAGTAAAGTAATCATCTGCGCTTGGAAAGGCTATGCAAACATTATACTTTATATATGCATCGAGAGGGTGTGTATGAAATGACCCGATAGTGTTAGTATGAGATGTAGTTTCTAGTTCACCTGAATTAACTGTCTTTTTATCTACGGATACTTCTATCATATTATTTCCTACAGGATACATATTAAAAATTCCAGAAATTTCTCTTTGTTCGTAACCATTTTTAGTTTTAAACTTGTGAGATAATGTATAATACTTTAGAAATTCAATTGTTTCTTTTGATAATACGATATAGTTTGAACATATATTAGAATTATTAGAATTATAGTTTTTTAATGCAAATTTTACTTTATTTAAGAAGATATCAAAACTGTCACTATTATTTTCATTAATATCTTTGGACAATAATAGACAAGGTCTTTTTAATTTTTTTTTAACTTGTTCATTTTTAACTATTGGATATTGAAATTTATAGTAAAAAGCTATCTGCAATTGTCTATCAAAATCTTCACATTTTGGATCTAATATAATAGCATCACATTTATCTTTTGTATATCCTATATCTCCAGTGTCTTCTATATAAATAACTCTCATTATTATTTATATATACTTTAATAAATTATAGTTATTCTATAATTTATTCTATAAGATTTATACGAGGTGAGAATATCTGATTAAGTTGTGATAATACTTTTGAATAATTTTCTCTGTATTTATAAATTTTCTTAAAAACATCATCCTTTTCATATACAGCTTTTATTGCTTCGTCAATTGGATTAATCATAAGTTTCATATAATATAATTGATCAATACTCATATACCTGATATTTTCTTTAAAATAATCCAAATCTTCAATCTTCTCGAATAATTTATCTTTACTATTATCAGAATCTATGACTACATAGGCTAATCTTTCTCCCGCAGTAACAAATGTTCCTCTTCTTCTCATTTTCTGTGCAAGTTGCATCTGACTTGGAAGACATTTGTTAATATACTCTGTAGCTATATAATATTCTAATTGGTTATTAGATCGGTTATAATCTAGTTCTTCATCATTTTTTTCGACAAAATCTTTGAAAATTTTCTTAACAAGATCCAAGTTAGCATCTAAATCAAGTAACTTCAAATCCATAAGACGTTTTTTTAATTTTTTGTGTACAATATCCTCCATATCTTCGTCTTTACATTTATAACAATACTGAGGTTCTATCTCTTCTTTCTTTCGTCCTCTAGGTGTTTTATATAAATTAGTTAAGAATGCTGGTTCTTTTTTACATTTTATACATATTCTCTTTTTTTCTACCATATTCTCTGTTTTGCATAGAGAACAATGAGATGCTTTTTTCTCATCTGGTAAATTAAATATAGCTTTATTTTTCTTACATTTTTCACACGGTTCATCTTCTGGTAATTCCTTGATTTTATAATCTTTAATATCTCCAATACTTTTAGAAATAGAAAGGTCTTTTGTAGTAAGAGAGTTAGATGTAATTCTACTATTTTCGTCTTTTAAAACTGGACTGTAAAGTCTGTCAAGTTCAGTTTGTATGATATAAAGAATATTTTCAAACTTTTCTTTATAAAAAGTTTTCATAACTATTTTCTCATAAAAATTTCTACTAAAAGCGGAATTATCACGTCTACTTAACAATACACCTCGTTTTTCCATTTTATTTTTCACATTTCCATTTACATCACACTTTAGTGCCATATATCTTTTCTTGCTAAGAATAAGATAACGCCAATAAATAGCCTCCTCATATGCGAATTTCATCGGTCTAGGAAATAACGAAGAAGTTTCCTCTTCTACTTTTCTACAAAACATATCCAGATCTTTTGCATCTTTCTCTGTTGTAAACTGGGGGAAAGAGATATAACAACTATCGGTGTCTCCATAGATTAATTTTGCTCCGTAAATCTCCACTAAAAATTTAGAGGCTTTCTCGATTGACTGTCTTCCTCTAGCTGTTGTGCACATTGCTCCTGGAAGAAATGGTAAATAACCTCTCTTAACACCCATACCTCCGTACATTGAGTTTGATGATACTTTGTAAGCTAATTGTCGTTTATCTAAAATTGTAATCATTCTTTCGGTTTCGTCTCGTTCTTTCTCGTCTTTTATTTCATCTAATAATCCAGTCAGTCTTTCCATTTCTTTTTTTGCTTTTTTACGAGCATCTATAAGATTTGTTAGAAGAGTAGGAATAACACCCATAGGTTCTTTTAGAAATCGAAAACGATTCTTCTTGCAAATAACAATTTTTTTGGCCTTTACAATTTTTGATTCTTGGCAAGAACAATTAAAGTGATCTTCCCATTCAAAAATATGACATTTTTCGTCTGGAATCTTCTCATCTAAAACAAGTGTTGAATAATCAATATTATATGCGATAATAGTAGAAGGATAAAGACTGGAAAAGTCAAATGATACTACCATATCATAAAGTCCCGGAATAGGAGTAAATACATAAGCTCCGGTAAAATGATCATTCTCATTTACAATAAAAGAGTCTTTATCAATTACAATATTATCCTCCATACATTTCTTATAAACTTGAGAAAAGATTTTAATTTGCTGACCTTGGGTAAATAGAGTAAAAATAGGAGTATTACAAGTATTAGACATCTCTGTAAGACCAATCCAAATCTGAAGTTTTTCAAAAAGTTTTACGACAAGTTCAGAATCTTTAACACAATACTTTGCTACAACACTAAGACTATCAGGAGTAAATAGACGATAACACTTAAAGATTCCTTTATGAGTCAATGGATCTTTCGTACATCCCAAAAAGAAATCGGATACCGTTTTCAGTTTGTAATTTTCTAGTTTGTAGTCACGTTGAATAATTGGAAGCATATCAATCCAAAGTCTACCTGGTGCATCAAGATAAGTAAAATTTTGATTTTTAAATGCCGAACTACTCCATTCAATTTTTACTTCTTTTGCGTGATGACCTTTAACAAAAGATAGTTGATCAAACATAGATGTAATCGCATTTAATTGAGAACGTTTATACATATAAGGTAAGTCAAATCCAAATATATTATATCCGCATATTATATGAGGATTTAGTTCATTTATGATCTCGTGAAATCCCATTAGAAGTTCAGACTCGTTATCAAACATACGTATTTCAACGTCTTCCCCAACTTTTTCTGGTATTAAATCTATTTGTTCTCCCTTTTTATTCATACCTAATGAAAGTATATATTTTTTATATGACTCTTCGCTATCGCCATTAGTACACAATACGCAGGATATTTGAAATATTTTATCTTCATACAAATCTATTTGAGGGGCTACATTTGGATTACTGGAATTTACTTCAATATCAAATCCCATAATAAGAGGAGAAGAAACAGAGTTCTTTTCAACAGGAAGAAAGTTTTTCCAACCTGCAAGATATTCGTATTTACATGAACTAAGTTTATCATCTTCTTTTTCTATTTTTCTTCCAATAAACTTAAACCAACCTGCTGGTTTAATATTTTTTAGACACATAAATTGAAGGATTGGGTTTGCATCACTTTCGTGTGTTTTTAAAGTAATTTTTCCAAATCCTCCTACAGTTAACTGGCTTCTCATTTTGTAACTAAACTGCTTAAGATCGGTAGTACACTTGAAAAAACACTTTAGGAATGGAAATAGTTTGTCTTTAAACTCTTCATCTTTTTTTGCGTAATATAATTTCTTTTTAAGTTCAAATTTCTTCTCTACAGGTTTAAATCTTCCGCATACTTCATCTATTTTCGTCGAGATTGCATCAATTTTAGATTTTGCATCTGACCATTTCATATTTTGTATATAGGGAAGTTCAACATATAGATATGGCCTAAAATCATTGATTAATATAAATACGCTTTCATTATTTTTATTTAAACCAAAAATTCTTATACCAAGATATCCATATTCTTCATACGTGTTCCAGCTATAAGGGAATACTTCCATTAGTTAATGGGTAAAGATTGTTTTATTAATATTCTCATTATTAAGTTATAAATCATTTTTATTTATACAAGTTACTAGAAAAACTTGTATAAATAAAAAAACAAAAAATAAAAATAATAGTTTAAAGAAATGTCATCGATCACTAATATTACAGCATTACAAGTAGCTCAGAAAGGTAACGAGCTTAACTTTTACTCCAAATTTAGAACTAGAGTTCCATACAGAAGATGCAGCGGAACTGTTATACAAGTAGGAAGTTCTTGGAATGGATTTGGTTCAATGTCAGCCGTAAAATCAACTACAGTTGGTGTACCAAATATTAACTGCATTTCTAACTCTAGTAGTCGTGTGTTAACTAATAATATTTCAGTATTACCAGCTGCCAATGGGGAGCAATTCTTAGGATTTGGTTATGCAGGAGCCACAACTCAGTCATATCCAAACATTTTTGTATAATTTTGTGAGCGATTTACATAGCATATCATTATTATAAATAAGATTGTAAATGTTCCTAATCCAAAATATTTAGAAACATAAATAGCATCTTTATTTCTAGAGCAAAGCTTACTTAAAGGCCTGAAAAAATAATTATCTTTATCTTTAAATTTATCATTACAGTTATGTTCTTGGCAAGATAAATGAAATGCACTTAAGAATACAAGGACTATTAATATAGCTATAACATTACTGTTTATATTTTTCTTAGAATTTTTAAATGTTATGTATAAAACAAGAAGAAGAATTCCTACGTCTTTTATATGGTCATACATATCCCCAAACGCTGTTGTCATATCATATTTTCTAGCGTAATATCCATCTGCACAGTCAAAAAAATAAGACATAAAATAAAATATAGAAAATAATATTAAATTTCTTTTGTTCAAAAAATAACAGGATATTAAACCTGTTATGAGAGAATATGTTGTTATCATATTTGGAGTATGACCTGTTTTTCTAAAAAAATCACACATATACTTATCAAAAAAATTTATTAAGTATACATCAATTGGGTTTTCCATACAATCTGGAATTTTTTTCATTTATTTTATAAGTAAAATAAATGAACGAAGAATTTTATAAAATAATATCTTTACTAGTTATTTTAATATCCTTATCAACTGTATCTTATATAATGTATGATACTTATAAAAAATAATTAACTAACTTCTTTGTTCTCAAAACGATCTTTTGGAAATTTAAATTTTGGGAAAGATTTATGTATGATATATCCTATCAATAATCCTACTAAAAATTCAGACAATTTAAAAGCTGTATGTCCTAAAGAATTACCATCTTCTATCCTTCCTTGAAAAATAAAAAATCTTTTATTAAGAGCAAGTTGCGATAATTGATATATAAGAAAAACAACACCAAACCATCCATAATAAAAAGCTATAAATCCGCTAATAACGTGTTGGAGGATGAGTGATAATATTATTATCAAAATACTCCATTTATATTTAATTTTATTTTTTTTGTCTTAACATTTTCGGATTAATATAACCGCTTATATCCATATTTCCCAAATCATTATATGTATCACAGCATTCTGTATGATGAACAATATTTGTAGGAATAGGAATATTTCCTCTAGCAAATGGAGATCTCATAGGAGATGATGCGAAATAAGGAGCATTAATTCCTTTACCATAGTTTGGAGAACCGTGGCTTTTGTAAGTTTGTAAGTTTGAGTAATTTCTTGCATCCGATAGATTTATATATCTTTCCATATTTTTTCTTTTATTAAAGAAAAAATATACTTATTTATTTATTAATACTTAATTACCTATGCCTTACGATTAATTGTTCGCCGAACTGGTGCTTTAGGCGCTGATTGAACTACCTGCTGAACTGGTACCTGTGGTTTGTCATCATTATCTCCGCTAATAGATCCTGTTTCGCTATCACTTTCACTTTCTTCAACTTGAGATTCCATAGAAACTACTGTTTGTTGGCGAGGTTCAGGTGACTTCTCGTCATATACTACTTGCGACGAACTCATCTGACTCTGAAGAAAACGCTTTGGAGCAGAATCGATAAGCTTAATCTTTGCTTCATAAACCTTCACTTGTAGACTGATTCGTGCTCCGATAAAAATACCCTCGAATTTAATAGCAGCTGTCGCATAACAACGCTTTCCAAGAATAGACAACGGATCAATATCACGACCATTTTCATCACAGAATGGAGTTGTAATAACATCGTTCTTCTTATTCTGCATAACCTTTGCATAAAGAGTTGGACCAGTACCATCGACAATCTTACCCTTGTCCTTCTTGTAATAAAGTGGGTTCAACTTCTTAAGATCAGCTGACTCGAGCTCATACTTCTCAATATCATCCTTGTGGTCTAGTAGATACTGTTTAATATGATCAACGATCGCGTTGAATGTTTCAACCCACTTCTTCTGTTCTTCTGATGGATTGTCCTTGCTGTACAAGCAGAGAGACACTGAATAACCATCAGTTTTAGAAGTCTGGGGATTAACGTTTTCTGAAAGACCAAATGAATAAACTTGAAGAGTTGGAATAACAAGTTCACCAAGTGTTCCGTCAGGGTTGCGAGTTCCAATTGCAATTCGCTTAAACTTGACAGTATCATTTAGAATAGATCCATCTACTGGTTTGCGAAAGCGAATGTTCTTGACATCAAAGCCAAAGGCCGAAGTTAGTTGAGTGTTATCGAAAGACATTTTGGGGTAAGTTAGAGTGTTTGTTTATTAATTGATTTTCTTCTTTAGATTTCATTTAAAAATCAATTTTATTTTTGACCTGAATTATTCTTGGTAATTTTTTGTCTCTTCGATATTTTTTATTCTCGCTAAAAGATTTTCATTTATTTCCTCTGTTTTTTTTATTCTTGTTAGAAGATTCTTATATATATTTGATCTTTCAAAGTCCAACAAACTTCTATGTCCATAAGAAATATGCTCTCTAAGCATAAATGAAGATTTACAACTAGTATTACAATATCTACATACATAGCATTTTTCTTCTTCTCTATTCATAGTTATATTTTAATAAAATATAACTTGGTCTTTAAGAATAAATTAAACACAAATAACTCATTCTAAGCATTACAAACATTAATATGGCGATTAATAAGAGTATACAGAGTAGATACATACTGATCTTGATTCAAAGTTTTAATAACTTGACTCAAAGTTACTTTATTTTTTTCACGATCTGAAATATGCCAACCGTGGCACTCACGAATTACTCGGTATTCTTCTTGTGATACAACTATGTACTTTTTATTTACAAAACGAGATACATATGAATTATGAATACTTTTACAAATTTTAATAATAATATTTTCAAAACTTATAAAAGTGTTTAGGTGTTCAGGATAAATATCATACATAAGTTTTGAATAGATATTATGAGAACGGACTTTCAAATATCGCAGAATAAGATTAGGCTCGTTTCCTCTAACTTGTGAATAAAGCTGATATTTAGCATTTACAATTTTTAGTTGTTTTGTAGTTCCATTTTCATCCTTCCAAAAAGACAAAACTCCTTGCTTTTCCAAAGGATTTACTTGCTTTACATAATCAAATACATCATACCAGTTTTGGAATGAAAGAGAATTTTGAGAAGGAAAATCCAGAGGAACATTAGACTTGAATGAAAAATTGTTTGTTCCTTTCTCAGTACAACCCACGAAATAAACATTTTGCGTATCAGATGGAGGATTAGATACAATTTTATTTTCCAAGGTATTTCGAATAAAGAATAGATACATATAATTTTTATCTAGTTTTTCTGTAAGAGAATCTAGCGATTCCCATCCAATACTCTTAATTGAATCAACAAAAATATCACCAAAAGATTTTGAAGCTCCCCAACGGCTATTAAATGCGTTAAGCTTTCGGTGAGTAGAAACATACCATTTAGACGAATAAAAAACACGAATAAGAGTTCCCTCCTCTGACGGAAAAAAAGTATAATTCTCAATTGGAAATGTCTGAAGAGCATCTTGATTTGTTTCGTTATATTCCGGGGTAAAACCAAGAGATTTAAAAAGTAAATTATCTCCATTAAAAATAAGCCCTCGACAATCTTTTACTTCAGATGAAGTAGTATTGTCACAATATGAATATGAATAAATCTGAAGAGACCCGTCATCATCGGTCTTTTCAATAAAATCCTTTGAGTTAGAAATAGAAGGTGGAAAAGAAGACATACTGTTTTATTATATATTTAAGTCTTTAAGAGATATTTGTTATAATCATATTTTAAAATATTTGTTTTTTAATAAATAAATAATATAGTAAAATGAGTAAGCGTGATATATTATATCTTAATGATTCTGATCAAGTTCCTTTTGGAAAATTATCCCCTTTGTATTTAAGCAAACTAAGAATAGGACAAGAAGAAGCATCAAACGTTATTTCTTATGTTTATTCTGGATTAGTAAAGATAGGAAGTATTAGAAATGATTTATTAAAAGAATCCGGAAAAGATTCTCGAGTAACTTCTCTAAAACTTTTTAGAGAAGAAAAGGATAATATATATAAAAACGCTCTCGAAGAAGGATTATTAAATAGAGTAAGACAGAATGACGCCGCCCAACAATTACTTATTGAAAGCGGAAATGGAACTATAATATATGAATCAGAAAATACATATCTTGGAGCAAATTCGGCAGGTGGGTTAAATACAGTTGGAAATCTTTTGATGAAAATAAGAAAAATTGTTATTAAAGATTCTCTTGAAAAAAAGAAAGAAAGATTAAAGTATATTCTTGAAAAAAATGTATATAATAGTAATAATGTTTATAATACTTTGGAAAATCTTATAAAATCTGGAGTAGATAATTTATCCAGATTCTTAGACAAGTCAGTTGATGATATTATTTTGATGTTGAAATTGCCACCTTTTCCTGGTACCTTTAATAAATCTATAAATCCAAAATTAGAAAAATATGTCAGATCCAAGGATGGAAAAATTTTTACCAGACAGATGGCAAAAGATTTAAGAAAAATATATGCAGAGCAATTCAACGAAGCTGCGTTAGAATTACAGAAAAAAGATATATTGCATACATTTCTAATAAAACAGGCATTAAAATCTTTTCCTTCTGACAGAAATTATAATGAACTATACAAGAGATACAAACAGCTTAAAGAATCAGATGATTTATTTTCAGAAGAATATAATCAGTTATCTAAACTATTTAGAAATCAAATTAATGATATAAGAGATTTCATTATCAAACTATCAGACACTGGATCATTGAAAGAATTAGAAGACAGAGTTTATTACTTAGCTTCAAAAGGTGTAGTGGATGTCGTTATCAATCCTATAGATACTCTTCCAGTCGAGAAAGTATCAGAGGAGGAATTTAAAGAATATATCAACAAGACAGATAAATTGGCTGATAAAATTAGAAAATATGAAGAAGAAAGAAAAGATATGAACGATATTATAGACGAGATTGAGAGTTGGAATGATGAATCATTAAGACTTTTAAAACTAGAAAGATGCTATATGAGAAAAGCAAAGGAAGAAGTTTCAAAAAAAGAAGGCGTCGACCTAAGGGATATATCTGGAAGCGAAGAAGCTACAAGTATAGATGAATTATGGGAGTTTTATCAGAAAAATTATCCAGGATTATTTTATGATATATTAAAAGCAAAACAACAGACTGAAAAGGAAATTTATATTGAACAAAAACTAGATGAATATATGGAAAATAATCCAAATTCTTCTGTATACTGGGCAAAAGCTGACGGAGAATATTTATATGGTGTATATGATATTTTAATGAAATGGGCAAAGAATTCGTCTGAAAAGGAATTACCTTCTCTAATTAAATCAATAAAAGATTTAGAAACTGATCAAACTCAGAAAATGTTTAAAGTTACTGATTTTAGCCCTTTATCTCCTTACTTTGTCGATTTAATTGAGATTGAAAATTTTATATTTCCTAATGTAATGTATTATATTTCCTATAAATTATTTCAAAGTATAGCTGACCCTATATTAAAAGAAGAAAAAGAGGATATAAATAGATCTGTATGGTCTCATAATATGTTAATGCTTTCTGCAAGAGGAGAAGGATATTCTAGAAATCCTTTAGATTACAAATTAGAAAGGGATCTTGTTTCATTATATAATTATATGGAAGGAATATTTATACAAACTGTTCTTAAAAATAGAGCATACAAAGCTCTTTATACAAAATTTAAAGACTCCCAATTAAGTAAACTATTAATTTCTTCAAGTCCTAGTATATTAATCTATAATGATAACAATGACTCTATACTAGGTTCTGGTCCTATTCTTCAAGGTAAGTTTCAGGGAATGAATATGATAGGAAATATTATGACACAAATAAGAGATGAGATGACTGATAAATACGGAAAAGTTCTCGTAGAGGATGTAGAAGTGTCTCCTAAAAAAATCATCATAAAAGAAAAAGACTTTATATTATCTGACTATATGTATGAAAAGACAAGAGAGTTGTTATATGTGTTTATGATATATAGTCTGTACATAAAGAATAACAGAATTATAACACTAGATAATACTAAATTTATTATTGATAAAATTTACAAAAAGACATACGATAATCTAAAGAAGATAGAGAAAAAAGTAAAGATACCAAGAATAAATTCTTCCTTCCAAAAACAATCAGACGAATTTTTAGAACAAAATAATTTTAAAATAAACAGAGACGCTCTCACTAAATTATGGTCATACATCTATATATTAAATGAGATGATGAATTTTGAAATTATTGAGGAAAATATACCTCTATTCAAAAAGAGAATGTTAGATAAAATAGATATACCTATTGGATATGATGAAATTAAAGATTTTGTATCAAATATAGAATACGAAACCAAACAATGGTTTATAGAAACTGTGGAAAAAAAGATAAAGGATTACGGTACTAATATATGTGTTGGAATCGGTCTTACTTATGTATCAGAAAATGATATCACTAGAGTTCAAAACGATAAGAGAAAAAAGTCAGAGATTGTCTGTAAAAATATAAATAAAGAAAAGATAGAACAAAATTATTTGCAATTATTATTACCACTTCTTTCTAAGATTAAAGATAATGTCAAATATCAAACTTTCTATATTACTATTTATTCTTCAAACATTAATTTGTTAAGAGCAGAATATGTAAAAAATCTAAAATATAAATGTCCAAACTTGGTAAAGAAATCAACTGATGAATCTATTGATACTAACTGTGTTTTAGATACTTATATTAAGATATTAACTAAGCTCAAAGATAATAATGATATTAATACAATTACAGGAAATAGTATTACTTTTGTTAACTCACTATTGTCAACTTTTGGATCTCAGCCAATAATACTTAAGAATTTAAAAATCGCGCCATCTCCAGTTGAGGACTTAAATATTAACTCTGTTTTATTGAATATATTGACATCAAAAGTTGATCTAACTCTAAATGACAAATATGAGGGAGTTTATGAATTCGATCCTAGTTTAAATGTTATGTCGGGAGATTTAGGAAATATAGTTCCCATAGATAATACTAAAATGTTTGTATGTAAAATTATGGCTAAATTGGTAAGAAAAGATAGACAATTAGTTGAAACTTATACAATCAAATATAAACAAGGTGATATTCGTGAACGTTCTAGTGATATTCGTATGGAACGGCCCGGTTTAAATCTTCCAAGAACTCAAAAACCTGCTATTCGACCATTAGGATTGAAAAAAGAATCTGAATCTGAGAATACATTTGAAGTTTCTTCTAAAGGAGATGATATTGGTATACAATTTTATTTAGATGAGGATAATGATAAAATTGTATACACTTTATCTTCAGATATATACTTTGATATGACTAGTTTCGTTATTAGATATCAAGTAGTTTCAGATATTAAGTCAGTTAATTTGTTATCAAACTTTAATTTATTATCAAGAACTACGGATAGTATGGCAAGAGTGTTATCATTTTCTGATTATTATGAAGATATTTCTAAGGTAGAAACAGACGAAAAGGAAGAAAAAGATGAAGAGTTCGTAGATAACCTTGCCAAAAAAGCAAAAGATTTCGTTCAAAAGAAAAAAAGAGATGACGAAGAAGAGGACGATGGCCTCTCAGAGGAAGAAGAAGAAGGAGTTTCAGAGGAGGAAGTAGAAGAACATATTCAGTACGAAGGAGAGCCAGAAGATGAGGAGGAAGATGAAGAAGAAGAGGAAGAATATTATGAGGAAGATCAAGAATAAATATGACAAATGAGATAAAGATTAATATCATTAATATTATTTATATAATAAATAATATAAAAGATGATAAAGGTTAATGGAAAACCGGTTGATATCTATGATAGTGACTCAAATAAGACATTTTTAGAGAGAGTTGCTTCTATATTAAGATTGCATCCTAACTTTATTGAAGATATAGACATAGAGAAATTAAAGGATAATGATAGTTTGAAAATAGATACATTGATCAATGATATACAGAATTATGAATATGATACAAAAAATATTGATAATAATATAAATTTTTTAACATATCTCATAGAAAAATATAATAAAAATACACCAGATGTAGTAGTAAAGCTATTTCTATCAATAAATACAATATTTACTAAGAATATGACTGAAGAGTTTGAACTTATAGAACTTATACCATTAACAGAATCAATTAAAAACAGTGATATTGATGTAGTAATTGATGTGGTGAAATTTTTAAAGAAAGATGATTCTACTGGTAGATCTCCAAGAGATGATTTTATGTTACAGATTAAAGAGCGTATAAAAGTAATTAATCAAGAGTCAAATATGTTACTTGAATTAAACAAGGAATTTGCAGAGATGAAAACAGTAAATGTTGATAATGCGGATATTAAAAAAGATGAGTCTGAATTGAAGATTATTACAAACTTAAAGATATCAGATTATTCTTTAAATACTATTTTTTCTAATATGATTTGTGGGCGTAATGCCCCTTTTTTAAGCTATAATAATTTGTATAAGGTTTATCAGGATTTAGAATTAAAAATACCGGATGAGTGGTCAGAAAGTTATGATAAATTTATTATACTAAAAGTTTATATAGATGATGATAAATATACAGATTGTAATATATTCTATGAAGGAGATAATTTAACACTCACAGTTGAAATAAAATATAGTAACTTTACCTATATGTCAGAAGAGCATATACAAGAAATATTAAGACTTAGAATTCAAAATTGTTTCCGTAACTTTACAAATTTTTCTTACGTATCAGAGAAGGAAATAAATATATACGAAACTGTTGTTATTGGAGATGAAAGTTTTGATACATATATATTAAGCGATATTGTAACTAATAATAATATTTTTTCAAGATTTTTGGCTATTAATGAAAGTGTACAAACAAGTAAGAAAAAGTCTGGACTCTATCTTCATTACTTTATAAAAAATAACAAGGGAACGTGTAATATAACAACAACAGAAGATCTGGATAGTGTTCCTCCTAGAAATATTGTACGTCTTCGACTAAAAAAAGCAAAAGATCAGGATATTGCTATTGATTTTATTAAAATGATTGGGAAATTATTATACATTTACAAAAAAAATGAAACACAAGTTATAAAATTTTACCAACGATATATTCCAAATTTTACAAAAGAAAAAATGAAAAAAGAATTAGAACCATCAAAAATAACACTAAACAGACAAGTTCCTGACTTATTTATTAGTGGATATCCATACAAGTGTCAGTATCCTCCTATTATAATAAGCGACGAAGATGCTGATAATTATCCAGAAGAACGTGTTATGAAATATCCAATAAAAGGTGAGGGAAAAACACACACCTATTTATGTGATGATGAAAAAAATGGGTATATATATGTTGGATTAAGAGATAATACGCTAAAAAATAGAAATAAATATAAGTATATACCCTGTTGTTTTAAATCAGATCAGACAAAGAGAAAAGGACCCTATTTGGAATATTTTAAAGGAGAAATTGCCGAGAAGGGTCCTCAACAAAATATTATTATTACAAATAAACTAGTAAGAAATGAGGAATATGGATTATTACCTAGAAATATAAATAGGCTATTAGAAACCTTTGATCAATCATATGATTATTTAAGAAAAGGAGTAAATGTTACAAACTTATCTTTTTTGGATTGTATATTGGAGAGCGTGCTTGATATATCAGAATATAGCGGTCTTCCTCACGATTCTAAGATTGAAATTCTAGAACAACAATTTAAAAAACTTTATAAATACCAGTATATTTCTGTGGCTTCACAAGAAAATCCTAACTTTACAGAGGAACAATTGCGTAATGAACTTTTATCAGAAAAAGGAACATATATGAATCCTACAAAATGGATAAAATTATGCGAATCCTATTACAAGTGTAAGATAATACTATTTAGTCGTAATAGAAATGAAAAGGATAGTTTCATTGCTATACCTAATCATAGTCTTATTTATTTTCAAGAAAAATTTATAGAAAATAAGCTTGTTTTAATATATGAGCACTATGGAACAGAAATAGACAATAATTATCCTAAATGCGAACTAGTGATAAAGTGGGATAAAGTGACAAATATAGATGAGGGATCTGATAATTATTTTAGCGGAAAAATGGCCAAAAATATTTATTCTTTTTATAATTCTATAGTAAAACAATATTATTACAATATTTTCAATAAGAAATTAGATACAATTAATCTATTTGATTTAACAGAACTAAAACTTTTAAAACCCGATTTTCAAATCATAGATAATTACGGAAAGGCAAGAGGTATTGTTATAGGAAATGTAACACTTCTATCTGATCCATTTCCTCCTATAAAAGCAAAGAGATTATATGAAAATGTATATAAAAATAATAATATGAAAGAAGTATTAGACTTTGTTAATAAAAATAATATTAAGATAGTCTCGCAAACTTCTATTTCAGAAAAAAATAGAATTAAAGAAATTAATATGAAAATAAGTAATATAATATTTACTGCAAAAATCGAGGATTATTCAGAAATAATTGTTGACAGAGAAACACAGGGTGATGTAAAAATAGATATAAGAGAAAGGTATCCATCACTTAATAGATATCTTTCTACTAATTTATCTATGAAGAGGCTGGCATTCATATTATCTGAATATTTTAATTACTGTTACTCTTCTTATTTAAATACGGAAGAAAAGAAAGATAGTATAGAGACGATAAAATCTTTTATACGGAAAAAAATAAAAATAGTCAAATCGTATGATTCCTATATAATACCAAATAATCCAAATATTTCTGAAAAAATTCTTAATGAGAATGGATTTACAGATTCTTTAAATGGAAATTTTATTGTTGAAAATAAAGAGATATTAAAGAGACTTCTTTATTCTCTTCGAGTACAATTATTTAATAATAGAGATAATATAATAAATTACTGTAAAACTAATGAAATATACAATTTTTATAAGGAAACTGTTCATTTCTCTGAAAATTCTATCAATATTATAGTGAAAAATATTTTTGATCTACAAAAAATAGATAATACAATTTATGAAAAAATTCATCCTGAAAATATAAAGTTTTTTATGATGAATAAAAGTATCAATAATAATAAACCTATCTTGCTTAAAGAAGAAGATACAAAAGAGGGAGCTTTTCTTATTTCTTCAAACTGGGAAAAATATAATAAAGTTACGGATAAAGAAGATGCTAAAGCTTTAGATAATCATATACTATATTTATATAAATCTCAGTTTGATATAAGAGCTAAGAAGGATATTATTTTTCCAGATCAACAAAAGTCTTATGCATTAAAGTATCGCAGAGATAAAAAATACCACTATTTAGCTTTAATGAATCTATAAAAATGAAAAATATAAAGATATAATTTTTAAATAAAAACAAGATGAGGTTTTTATTTATTGGAGATCTTCATATTAAAACAGACAACTCTGAAGAAATTGATATTCTTCTTATGGAGATTGATCGTATATGTTCAGAAGAAAAATACGATAATATTGTACTTGGAGGAGATATAATGCATTATCACGAAAGATTATTTACACAGTGTTTAAACAAGTCTCTTCATTTTTTAAATAAACTTTCAAAAATAGCCTATACATATGTATTAGTTGGAAATCACGATTATGTAAATAACTCTGAATTTTTAACAGAAAATCACTGGATGAATTCTCTAAAGACAGTAGAGAATCTTAAAATTGTAGATAAGGTTTTAGAATTTGAAGAATTTATATTATGTCCTTATGTTTATCCAGGAAGATTTATAGAAGCATTAGAAACTGTTACAAAAAATTGGACAGATAAAAAACTTATTTTTGCTCATCAGGAGTTTAAAGGGTGTAAAATGGGAGCTATCGTCTCAACAGAAGGAGACGAATGGAAGGAAGAATATCCATATGTTATTTCAGGTCATATACACGATAATCAAAAAGTAGGAAATAATATTTATTATCCAGGAAGTCCTCTTCAGCACTCATTTGGAGATACTGAAACTAGAGTATTATGTGATATTTTATTGTCTCCAAATGAAAAAATTAAAGATATCAAAGATATTAAAGATATTCATTTAAATGTTCCAAAAAAATGTATTATTAAGACAAATTTAGCAAATCTGAAAGAGATAAAAAAAGATCTTAAAGACACTTGTAACAAGGTAAAAATAAAATTAGATATTAGCAATGAAGAGTTTAAGATTTTTAAAGATACAAAAGATTATAAAGATCTAATCAATAGTGGAGTAAAGATACAGATAAATAAGAAGAAGAATACTAAAGAAATGAACACAGAGAATATCGAGAATATAGAAAACTTAAATTTTACTTATTTATTAGAGGCAATGGTAGATGGAGATGAAGCAATGGTTAGAGAAATATATAATGAAGTTGTATTGGGAGTGATGAAAATTTAAATTGATAAAACCAATTTAAATTTTTTTAAATTGATAATATAAAATGCCAAATTATACAAAAATTGAAGACTTGATGGATATTGAGGAGTTTTTTGATGATAGAGGAAAAGGATCTGGATCTCATAGTATGAACGGAATGCCTCCTCAAAAATTTAATAACTTGCATCAACAAGTCTTGGATGAAAATAATGAAAGACATACAAAAATAAAACCTCTTGAAGGAAAATTGAGAAATAATGTTAATATGACAAGAGCAATGAACGGCGGAAGTATGGCTATGAATAGCGGAAATCTTTATCCATCTAACCCAATGGTACATTTTGCCCCAGAAATGACAAATCCTTCCTATAACGAATTTAATGAAATGGATGCTAGTAATTATAAATTAGGACCAAAAGCTTACTCTGCGAAACGTCCTGGAAATAATTCTTATTCAGAATTAGTGGAAGGATATAATGATAGATATAATGACGGGCATAATTATGGACACCGAGGACTTAACTGTATAGATGTAGCAAATCATATAAAGAGCTGTCCAATCTGTTCTAAATTTTATGAAAACGATAAGTCAATTTATATTATTGTTATAATTATACTAGTTATAATATGTATCATATTAGCAAGAAAAGTTTTAGAAAATTACGAAAAATAAAATTATTATTAATAATAAGAAGAAATGAGTTCTGATTATAATGTAATTTTAATGTCAGGAGGAGGAACAAAAGGTTTTTGCACTCTTGGAGCTCTTCAATATATGCAAGATAATAATATAATAAATAACAACAATATATCCTATTATATAGGAACAAGTGTAGGTTCTATAATATCTTACTTTTTAGCGATAGGATACACGCCAATAGAAATCGTTGTATACCTATGTTCAAATAATGTTCTAGAAAATATAGTATCCGATCTTTCAGGTCTTTTAAACTTGACTGGTGTATATAATTATTCTTTTATAACAAAACATTGTGAAAAAATGACACTAGAAAAAATTGATTATATACCTACTCTTAAACAGCTGTATGATAACTTTGGAAAAAAACTTTACGTGTGTTCCTATAACTTAACTAAACATAAAAGAGAATATATTTCATACTTGAATTATCCAGACATATCGTGTTTGGACGCTATAAGAATGTCAAGTAATATACCATTCATTTTTGACGATTTTATATATAATGGAGATGAATATATTGACGGAGGGGTGATAGATAATTTCCCAACAAACTTATTAAATACAATTAGTGAAAAAAACATCAAACCGATAGGAATATATTTGGATGATAAAAAAGAAAATGATGATTCAAATACAGACACTAGATATCACAAGATATTAAAGCTTGTGAATAAAATATATAATATTATGATGATTCCTTGTAAGGAAAATAAAGAGTGTTCTATTGACATTGATATTATAAAGATAGATGTTGATGTACAGTTCTTTAATTTTTCCATATCACACACTAAAAAATTAGAATTATTTTCTTATGGATATAATTATGCAAAATCTTATTTTGAACATAAGATATTAGAAGATACAATTCTAATAAGAGATTATTAAGCTTTTTTATACTTATAAAACAAGAATGACTTGTTTTATATCACTTTAAATTATATATTTAAAGCTCTTGTTTAAAGTAAAAGATGGCTAAAAATAAACAAAATATACAGGTCGTGAAGATACAAACAGAGCGTCCTTCTTTCCGGCCTAAAAATTTTCCAAGGATGCCAATATTGTATCTAGAACTTCTAGAAAATAAATCAAAAATAGATCCAAAACTTGTTAATCAAGAATATATTCCTAAAAAACTTCCAAATCTTCCAGTTATACAAGAAGAAAAATACGAAGATAAAATCATAGAAGAATATAAAGAACCAAAAAATAATTATTATAATTCCCCCCCAGTAAGATCTAATGAACAATCTCCCACAAATTCCCCATCTCCATCACCGTCCCCGTCACCTTCTTCTAAATCTTCTCCTTCCTCGATATCATCAAAATCATC